CCAAACCGGACACGAAAAAAGAGATTGGTTGGTGGTCGGCCAGAGCCGACGTCATATTGGGAATTTCAGCAGGATTTTTTAATCCTGCCACCAGCGTCCCTAACACGGGAGCCTTCCATCACTGCGCTCCACGCTAAGAAGGCAATGCTAATCCCTTTATTTAGGATGCCACGGGCAGAATCGTTTTTGTTTTTCAGTTATGAGAATTTTACGTGTGTTTTTGGAATTTCACTTTTTACTTGTTTTTCTTTTGTTTAGTTTCCTGATTTTCTGCGTGGTTTTTATTAATTTTCTGCATGTTTTTGCTTTTAATGTGTTTACCTTTCCCGTACCCATCCATAACTCCTAAAAACACTTTTCGTGCATCACTCATTCATCCAGTCACCGTCCTCATCGGCCCAACTAGGCTGAGCGAACATAGCATCAGCACTGTCGTCTATGCCAGCTAGTTTACCACTGGCTTGCAACTCTGCCACCCATTCGTCATACAGCTCCTTGCTCTCAGACTTTTTAGCCCAGAAGCTGTGAGGGGCTTCATCGTGCGACCAGTGCTTGTCGAAATAGTGCTGCATAACGACTTCCGGCGGAAGATCACTTACATCGACTTCGTCTACCTCCCCTATTTGAGCGCCGGTTATGCCGAGCTGTTCAAACAATGCTGAGATACCGCCGACGTCCTGCTTTACAGGCTCTTCTTTGTTAGTGGCTTCTACTTCCGAGTATATGTCCTCGTCCAATTGAGTGCTGGGGAAGTCGTCGCGTACTGGGCTTCTGGCAATAGGAGTCGACCTGTTACTCCTCAATCTTGTTGCTTTGAACTTAACAACCTTGTGGATACCAGCTGTATCAGCTCTTACCCAGCCGATGACTTCTTGACAAGCAGACCCCATTACCAACTCATCGATGGTCCCTGTGTAATTCTTACCCATGCGGCACAGATCAACTACTGCCTGCACACAGTGTTCATCTGACTCTATGTCTTCCCCTTCGTCCATTCCCGCTGCCGCAACATCTGTTAAGAACTCTTCCCTCGTTGTCTCAGATCTGATATTTGCAGCTACAGACTCAATGGCTCTGTCTACCATGGACGACCAGAGCATGCGAGCGCTCAAATTACCTGTAGGCTTAAGAGCCCTCTGTGCTACTCGCAAAAATGCAGTCCTGGAGTTAAGCTTTCCTACGCTTGTGTCTCCCAGTGCCACTTGGCGGTTGGCCCTGTCCTCGTATCTGGCAGCAGCCAGGAGCCACTGTGCTCTGATGACCTTGGTTACAAACGATGGCTTGGCACTGTCTGCAGACACAGTTATGCTGCTGTACTCATCACTTGTGTTAGCTTTTAGCTTTCGGATGCTCCTAGCTAGTGCAGTTAAGTAACCCTCTATGTTCAATGTTCGGCCTGTGAAAGACATAACGCTGTGCAGTGCATCTTCTAGGTCTCCTGAGACTCTGAAACCAGGCATTCCGAGCCTTCTAAGGCCCAAGGCTATGCCTTCTGCCATGCTCAGTCCTCCCCTCACTTCGTCAACCTCCCTGATGAAAGTGGATATGTCTGCTCTACTCATCAGCACATGGTCCTTGCTTTGCGCCCAGTCTTCAGACAAGTATATCTCGTCAATAGTTCCGCTTCTGCGCATCTCAAGTATGCTATGGGCTAGCACAGCTTTTTCTAGCGCTAAGTGTATTGCTCGGGTGTCTAGAAAGCTGTCTGAGACGTAAGTGATTGCTTTGCTTGAGTCCAGACCTAATGCCGTGTTAGCCACGGCATGAGGAGTTGAGGACTGGTCTACTTGAACTACGCCGCCGCCTTCCAGGACTCTTGACTGAGACCTTTGAACAAAAGATCTGCCTAAGGCAAAGTCAGAGTATTTCATTGCCACTTTAGCTGCTCTGACCTGCATTATCTCACTTCCTGCCCCTTCCATCGCTTCGACTCCTAGTTCCTCATTCTCCAGAGCTGCTTCGTACACCTTTTCTGCGGCTCTAGCTCCGGCCCGAAGGTACTCGTCTAAAACACGTGACATTTCTGATTGGGACAAGCACAGCTTAGCATGCTGCGATAAATCGCTCTTAATGTCGACGAAAGGTGTAAGCTTTTCGATAATTGAGAGATCGGAAGGGAGAGATGGGCCATCAGGTATCCGGAGTGCGGCTGCGGACTCAGGCTTGAAAGTGAATCCGTAAGCAAACTTGTTCACACCCATTCTGACTTGCAAAGAAGCCTCTAGCAAACCAGCGCATCTGAGAATTGTAATGGCCCCCATGAGATCATGCATATGGTGGACACCTGCTTGGGCTCTTGTGATAGCTCTGGCGTCAACTCTGACCGACCCTTGAGTGTTGGGGAAAGCCAGAATGATGTGATTTGTCTTCGAGTGCCTCATAGACAGACGCTTGGCACCAACCTCCACCAACTTTCCTTTAGTGCCCAGTACACGAACATCGACGTGACCCGACCAACTGTGAAGGAATAGGTCGAGTAAAGGCTCGTAATGTGCCCCATTTGACTCTGCCCATCTGAAAGCTGCTAAACCTGAAGCAATCTTTCTCCTAACTGGGTTGTATAGAAGGACGTTAGCCTCAGAAGAAACAGTTGCTGAAACGCTTCTGTATCCTTTGTACCCTATGTGGTGAAGGGCTGAATCATACAGGTTCTTGCCGTTGCTGCCAGCAGTCTTTATCAACCGAGCTGTGTCATAACTCACGGTCGTCATCCTCTGGGCCTTTGCGCTCTCTAAATCAACTTCACCATAAAATGCCCAGAGCGACATGGGGCATGGATATGTGTGGTTCAGCACCTTAAACCCGGCTTTCGCGAACTGATCATCTCTCATTTGGTACGCATACTTGAAGGAACCCATTTCGGTGATTTTCTCATACTCTTTGCTGCCGTGGGATTTAGCATCTCTGAGAACAGACATGATAGTTCTGAGGTTGTAAACGTCACAGTTCCTTACCCTGCGTCTCAGGTCGCCTATGCCTCTTGAACCTAACATGTTAGCTACCAGTTCCGTTTTGTCAACCCGGCTCATGATCTCATCTACAAAGGCGTCTGGCAGAGAACCTCCCACCTCTTCCAAGAGAGCTGCTTCATACTGGCCACTCTCCAAGACGGACTTGTAAGCGGCTTCAGTCTCCTCAGAAATAGATACCGCATCGAGGGTCTTGAAGGGCTCAGCCATGCCCCTTGTCCTGGCTGCTTTCCTGAAGGATTCTTTGAGCGCATGCGAGACACCTCTGTGTGTCTCAACGGTGTACGAGAAAGGTGTCTTGACTGTCCCCACAGCCGATGGGACGTGAGACTCTTGACCCAGCACAGCACTAAGCTTCTCATAAGCTGACGGTACAGCTGCAATGGACACTAGCTGCCACATGATCTCTATGTACCAGGTAAGCGGGTCTGAGTGGCCAGTGGCGGCAACTGCTGTGATAGGTCTTATACCTAAGCCGTTGAGGCCAACAGGTGCCATGATCAGCAAGGTTAAGTCCAAAGGGTCTAGCTGAGATGTGGATGGCTCCACAGAGTACATTAGCCTTATGGACGTCCACAAGGCCAACATGTAGCACATAAAAGGATCACCTCCTTGGGCCATTGCACTGCTGGCGACGCCCATTGCCGCTGCACAGTGGTCAGGCAAGGAAGCGAATCTTCTAGTGTGATCTCTGTCTATGCGCATCATGGTCTTAATAGAGTGCGATACTTGTGCACCGTCAACATACAGCTCATTGAGGTACAGGAACTTTATGTTTGAGAAGAAACTCTTGACTTCATCCATTACGAAGCCTAGGTCCAGGTAGGTGCTCACTAACACTTCCTTAGCCTCAGCAGCTTTGGCTTTAGCTTCCTCAGCACTTCCTTCAACAGCTACTACTGTTGCCGCGTCATCTATGAAGGCCAAAGTGTAAGCCGCTTCCTTCGGGCTTAGAATCTTCCTCTCTCGAAGTAGGTATGCCCAGTAGATGAGAATGTGAGCGTGCATTGTGGTGTCACTCGTTGCAGGCCAGCCCTGTATGTTACCAGTTCTGCACTCAAACGAGTCCTTGAAACCCCTCCTGTCTGAGAAAATGACCAGCTTGTCCCAGAGTTTTCTGATAGCCTTGGGGTTTTCGCATTCAGTTGTGCTAAGTGCATAATCTTGCCAAGCATGGAACATTTCGCGGGGCATCTTGGGCGACCAGCCGGAAACATCCGTGGATGTTGCAAAAGAGGTACGATTGCTGTCCTTGCTGACTGCCTTAGCCATTGTCTGGAACTTACGCTTATGCTTGACAGCATCTGCTCTCATTGACACACCGGGTGTTATAGCAGCAAGCGGTTTCATGGCATGATCTACTTCTGTGAGGATTTCTCTAGCTATGTCACAGGCGGAAAGCGTCTCTCTGATTTTGGAATCGACCTTTGTGTTTTCAGCCTTCCCAGCTATAGCACCGATTATGTGGTCTTTGTCTGTCAACTTCTCGGAGTAAACCCTTGCCCTGAACTCTGACATCATCTCGCCGTTGCTGAGTCTCGAACCTCTGAAGATGGCACTAAGGAGTTCGTTTTGGTCGGTCTGACTCAGGTCTCTAGAGTTTAATCGATCCATGTACATCTCCAGATTTGCGACAACTCGTGTGCTATCTTTGGCAGAAAAGATGTGGAAATCGCCTGTGTGATCAAACGGGAACACCTTGCTCAGTGCAAACATGCCCCACTCCTCTCTGGGAGCCATGCTGAATTTGCCGCTCATGCACTTCTTGCCGTGTGGAGTGGCATAGTAATCATACCCTTCTGACTGCACCATTTGCTGATCGTCTCTCCTTTTGCTCACGAGCCTGGCTGCATCATATGCCTTGCAGAAGTTGATGAATTCTTTGATGCTCTCGGGCTTAGCCTCGTTAGCTGAGCTGGTTCTTTCCTTCATAGTTTCATGCAGCAAGACGGGGTCTATGTCAGGCGGAGGCAAAAGATGGTACAGTTTGAACAACTCGGCCTTCGATCGTTCTGGAATTTTGAAACCGGCTATCATATCGTACCACTTGAGGTTATTTGGGTAGTAGGAGACTATTTCATCAGCTAAGTACTTGTCTCTCTCTTCCCAACCACAATCAACCTCTGCTTCTTTTTCACAGCACGCGTTTTGCCATCTAGTGTAGGCCAAGTGCATATGCCGAGGTAAGTACTTTGCTTTCTCGGTGTTTTGCAGCATCATCTTAATCCATGTGATACACCTTTTGTAAGGCGCATAGAGGTCGCACCTGCCTACGTCAGCTGTAAGGCGGTAGTCCCTCATGCATATGTCTGAATTCCGATAGCTAACCACGCAAGCTCTGAAGTATTCCGCCGCTGCTGAGTCAAATACCAAGGCAGCACCTCCATAGTACAAGACTAAAACCCCTGCGTAGTTGTAAGCTGCACTGTCCGAGCCTAGGTCAACGTGGAAGTTGTGCCGTTCCCATGCTTCAGAAGCTTCGACCTTAGCAACCATTCTTGAAGTGTGCTCGTTCAAACGGGTCATAGCCATAGCGTAGAGCCTACAGTACTTAACCCACATTGGGTGTGATTTGTAAGTTAGGCATTCCGCAACCTTTTCCCAGTGCATATACTTACAAGCGTCTTGGCTAAGGCCCCTTCCGAACTTCATCTCCTTTGAGACCCTAGCCCAGGCACCCGGTGCAATCTTCTGCCCTGGTAACTGGTAAGTCATGGCAAACTGGGCCACATTACGTGCTTTGCGCGAATCCTCTGGCTCAAGCTCCATGCGATCATCCTCTAACATCTTGCATAGTAGATAATAGACAGCTGATGAGTCGGTGTGCACAACAGTTGCCTCTTGATGCTCAAATGTGTCAAGGAAATCTCTGCAAATGGAGACGCAGGAATGTTTTGCCATGAGTTTTGGGGACCTAGCCATCCTGCCAATCTGGGAGTCGATGAGGTAGCTCTCGATTTGCAAGTCAACACCAGGTAGCTCATCTTCTTCTCTTTCGATGTCCATTGCAGCTCTTGCCATTGATTCATAGTCGAATGATGCTGCTTCTGTCTCTTCCCTTGAAAGGGATAGAGCCTTGCACATTTCAGAGAGCAGTGCTGCATCCTGTGAAGCCGCCGCAAGCCCGACAAGCTTGTTCCTTGCCTGGTTGCGGTAGCGGGGTCTCTCAAAGACTCTTGCCATGGGACGGACATTCGAATATGATAGTTTGGGCAGGGTAAAAAACAGTAGAGAATCTTCGAATTCCCTTAGAACTGACTTGATAGATTTCTCTCCCATGTCCGTCCCAGTGC